ATGTCACACCAAGTCGAAACCCTTCACGCCAAACAACTGATGCTGGAGGAGGAGTCGGTAGAGGCCGGTATCAAACGCTATCAAGAAGCCCTGGAGAAGTCCGGCGAAGACGCTTTACCTCCAGGTATCAAATTGATGAAGCAATCTATTGAGCCGCTGGCGGCTGCCATCCTCGAATACATCACGAAGGCAAAGGAAGGACTAGCAAGCCGGAATGCTGGCGTGCTCCACTATCTCGACTCGTTCACACCCGAGGCGCTGGCCTGGGTGACATCTAAGACTTGTTTTCACTTCCTGAACGTAGCCAATACGCTGCCTATGGTTGCCCTGCGAGTGGTCGCAGCCTTGGAAGCATCAGTAAATATCGACGCTATTAAGGAGGTTGACCCAAAGGCTCACAAACGCCTCACGGCCAAGCTGAAGAAAGAGCCCAACCCAGCCAAGAAACATGTGCTCCTCAAGGCACAGCAAAAATATGTCGGAGTAACAACCATCGCATGGTCGCGTGAGGTCAAGCTGCGCATCGGTACGACCCTGATACACCTGCTGACAGAAAGCACCGGCCTGATGGTCCTGCAGAAGATGTCTATGGGCGTCAACAATACGCCCACGGTGCTAGTGCCGACACAAGCGACAAAGGACTGGCTGAAGAACTCGCACGCGCACTGCGAATTACTTTCTCCTGTTTATCTGCCGATGGTCGTGCCTCCTCGCAAGTGGACTAAACCTAACAATGGTGGCTACCTGGGTAAAGCGCTGCGTTACCAGTTAATGAAAACTGCCAATCGAAACTACCTGGAGGAGCTACAGCACCAGGAGATGCCGATGGTCTACGATTCAATCAACGCATTGCAGGAAACTCCGTGGAAGGTTCACGGCGCTGTACTGGATACTTTGGTGGCCGTGTGGGACGCGAACGGAAGTCTCGGCGGCTTGCCCTCACGTGAGGACCTGCCATTGCCCGCCACTACTTTCAATCCCGACACCCCAGAGCCTGACCTCCTGAAGGCATGGAAAATTGAAGCGGCAAAGGTCCATGGTATCAACGCCCAGATGGTATCCAAGCGCATCCAGGTATCCACAAAGGTGGGAATGGCAAAGCAGTTCGCGGCCTTCGACCGCATCTACTTCCCTCACACATTAGATTGGCGAGGTCGGGCCTATCCAGTTCCGTCATTCCTGAATCCCCAAGGCGACGACATCTCCAAGGCCCTCCTGACGTTCGCTGACGGCAAGCCATTGGGCGTCAACGGGGCCTATTGGTTGTCAGTTCACGGCGCGAACTGCTACGGCGTGGATAAGGTTGCTTTTGACCAGCGCTTCGATTGGGTCCAAGAAAATATCGACGCCATTCTGGATTCTGCGCGGAACCCACTGGACGGCGGCAGGTTCTGGTGTGATGCAGACAGTCCGTACATGTTCCTGGCGTTCTGCTTCGAGTACCTTGCTCTGGATGCACACCTGCAAGCAGGGCACACAGAAGAGTCCTTTGTGTCCAGCCTGCCGGTATCCTGGGACGGTTCCTGCAACGGCCTCCAAAACTTCAGCGCAATGCTGCGCGACGAGGTAGGCGGTGCTGCCGTTGGTTTGGTCCCTAGCGACACTCCGGCAGACATCTACCGGGAGGTCGCCAAGCAGTCTCAGGCATCCATCGATGCGGAAGCAGCAAAGGGAAACGTCATGGCACTGAAGTGGGTGGGCAAGATGAATCGCAAGTTGTCCAAGCAGAACACTATGACTGTACCGTATGGCGTATCGCGCTTTGGCATGACTGAGCAGTTGGCCGACGTATTCAAGAAGCTCAAGGAGAAAGGCGAAGACCATGAAGTGAGCTTTGATGATTGCCGGTACTTGGCTGAAAAGAACTATGAAGCAATTGGCAAGGTGGTCATCGCGGCACGGCTGGCGATGGACTGGCTTATGGAAACAGCCAAGGTCGTTGCCAAGGATGGCCTCCCCATCCGTTGGACCACTCCGTCTGGTCTGGTGGTTCTCCAGGACTACCGCAAGAAAGTTGGCAAGGAGGTGGATTTCGTGGTTCAAGGTGAACGCTACCGTATCATGCTGCAACTGACCGGCGACACTCTCGATTCCCGCAAGCAGTCCAGCGGTATCAGTCCCAACTTCGTCCACTCCCTGGACGCCTCCCACATGGTCCGCACGGTTTGCTACGGGCGCAATACCGGCATCACTCACTTCGCCATGGTCCATGACTCATATGGCACACATGCAGGTGACGCCGACATGCTCAACCATGTACTCCGCAAGGCATTCGTAGATCAGTACTCGGGGGACGTGCTGCGAGACTTCCGGGACCAACTAAGTGCACAGGTCCCGGAGGAGCTGGCGGCAAAAATTCCAGAGCTACCGCCGATGGGCAAGCTGGACCTAGAGGGTGTCATGCACTCAGAGTATTTCTTCGCCTAATACTTTTACATTTAACACCATTGCGCACCAGGACGGCGGACGAATTTAAAAACGGGGCCTAAACCCCGGCTATAGCAGCAATAGATTCTCGGCCCCAAAACACCCCTCAAAGGAGTCCATTGGACAACGACAAACTCAACTCCATCAAAGCCGGAATGGCGGTGCAGGCCGCGTTCCAGGCAGTAGATGCCATCCAGCAGTTCCCAAGCCATCAACAGGTAGCAGGCGTGGCAGTCCTGTTCACCGCCATTACGGACGGCTTGGGTGTCTGCCCTAGTGAACTCATCGACAAGGGCCAGCGCATTTCCAAAGACGCTGACACCTATTTCACCCGCGAAGTTAAAGCGCTGCGGGAATACATCAAAGGCGAACTGAAAAAATGAACAGCAACAACATCGAATATCTCCTGACTCGCGCACGGCTGCACTGGATCGACAACTCGGAACTGCCGGTCGATCTTTATATGGACCTGACGAATGCCGGCGTTCACGTCGAACGCGAAGAACGTAAATACCGTAAAGGAAGCTGAAATGACTGACACCACAAAAGTAAAGTACGAAAAAATCACCACGCCGAAGGGCATCGCAGTGTTCCCGCGCCTCAACGAGCCGGACACCAAGTTCGTAGCGGAAGGCCAATACAGCGTGCGCTTGCGCTTGTCCGCAGAAGATGCCCAGCCCCTCATCGACCGCATCGACGCGCTGGCCCAAGAAGCCTTTGACGCCGAGAAGGCGAAGCTGCTGAAGGGCGACGGCAAGGCAAAAGCCAAGGCCAAGACCCTGAAATTTGCCGACAAGGCTTACAAGGAAGCCGTGGACGACGAAGGCAACGAGACCGGCGAGTATGAGTTCAACTTTAAGATGAAGGCTCAGTACACCAACAAGAAAACGCAGAAGGTAACTAAGCAGAAGCCAAAGCTGTTCGATGCCAGCGGCAAAGCGTTGCCCGATTCGGTTTCGGTATGGGGCGGCTCCGTTCTGAAGGTCGCTGCGCAGTACATGCCGTTCGCCACTGCCATCGGCGTCGGCGTCTCCTTGCGCATGAACGCCGTGCAGGTCATCGAGCTGGTCACGTCAGGCGGCGGCAATGCAGGCTCCTACGGTTTCGGTGAAGAAGACGGCTATACCGCACCGGACGCAGAAGACACGCCAGCGTCCGGCGATGACGGCACTACTGACTCGGATGCCGGTGGCGACGAGTTTTAAACGTAAGAAGTCCACTGCGGATAACGGCATTCTCAACGGATACCGTAGTGGACTTGAGGACGCCGTAGCAGCGGAACTTGACGCCAAGGGCATCTCGTATACCTACGAGCAAACCAAGGTCGCCTACACCACGCCTGCCAAGCCCCATAAATACACGCCGGACTTCGTTCTATGGAACGGTGTCGTAGTGGAAACCAAAGGCCGCTTCCTCACGGCTGACCGGCAGAAGCATCTCCTAGTCAAGCAGCAACATCCCGAACTGGACATCCGGTTCGTATTCTCACGCTCCAAGACAACTATCTCGAAGACCAGCAAAACCACTTATGGCGACTGGTGTTTGAAGTATGGCTTTCAGTACGCGGACAAGAGTATCCCAGATGCTTGGCTGAAAGAAAAACCGTCAACCTCAAAGAAATAATCTATGAAAACAATCGCCTCCGTAATCGCATTCCTCCTCCTCGTCGTCCTGGTCATCGCCTCGGTAGCCGGCTGGGTCACTAACGTCATCTGGACATTTAGTCAGGACACAGTTATTCCCCTGGTACTCGGCGTAGTTGGCATCTTCGCAGCCCCTATTGGCGCCCTCCACGGCATCTATCTCTGGTTCTAATCGATGGCGCTACTGAAACCTGAAGCCGTTGAGTACATTGCAGTCCATTGCAGTGCTACTCAGCCAAAAGCCGAGATTGACGCCAAGGCCATCGACCGTATGCACCGGCTGCTAGGGTGGTCCAAGATCGGCTACCACTTCGTCATCAAGCGTGACGGCACTGTGGAGAAAGGCCGTGAGCTTAACGAAGTCGGCGCGCATGTCCTCAACTACAACAGCAAGTCCATCGGCATCTGTCTCGCAGGCGGCGTCAACGACAAGCTGAAGGCAGAGAACAACTTCACTGACGACCAGTTCCACGCATTGGCACTCCTCCTTCAAGAAATGCAGGCGAAGTTCCCCAAGGCAGTCATCCAAGGACACAGGGATTTCCCGAACGTCGCCAAGGACTGCCCTTGCTTCGATGTCCGTCAGTGGATGTCGGAAACCGGCGTATTCGTCAAGTAACACCAAGTCCTCTTTAGGCGGCTCCCTGAACTCTCAGGGAGTACTACTCAATTCAAATAAGGATTCACCACCATGGCAGCTACTCAGCAAGGCGCAATCACACCTACATCCCAAGCTCAAAACATCAAGGACTACCTGTTGTCCGGCAAGTCGCTGACAGCATTGGAAGCCTTGGGCCTGTTCCGCTGCTTCCGCTTAGCGGCTCGTATCGAGCAATTGCGTAAGCAGGGCATGAAGATCACGACCGAAATTTGCAAGGACATTACTAACAAAACCTACGCGAAGTACACCTATGTGTCTGCGGTAAAGGAACTGGAAGTAGGGGCGGCGGTACGGGTCCTGCGTGATTATCCGAGCGCAGGCATCAAAAATGGCGACACAGCCCAAGTACTGAAAGTTGGCGCAACGATTGCCCAAGTTAAGACACGCAGCAGCCGCTGGCTGGTCAATAAGGCCGACTTAGCCATCGTCTAGTACTCCTGTCCTCCCCGCAGCCTTCACGACGCCGCACAAGGAACCGTGAATATGTGAGGGGGTCAAATTACGTGCAATTTACAAAGTTTCCCTACATTCTGAAAGCACACATGCCACAAATCACCACAGCAACACGTGAGGCGTTCTTGCGCCTGAACGGTTCGGTCATCAACACGCCTGTCGGCAAGATGATAGCCAAAGCAGCTCTTAGCGGCGCAGGCGTCCGCATCGACAAAAAGGGTTGGAATGCCAATCTGTCCTTCCGCACCTACAACAAACTGAAGGCAGATGGCTACGTCAACTGACCAGCCTGACAGCCATTTCATAAGCAAGGGTCCCTGTCCGAAGTGCGGTAGCCGCGACAATCTCGCCACCTACTCCGATGGACACACCCACTGCTTTACCTTTGGCTGCGACGAACACACCCCACCGACAATCGGAGACGCCACTGATGAAACAACTACAGAATCAAAATCTGCGAACAGCTCCACTTCATTCACTTCTGTCAGCGGAACAGCTAGGGCTCTCGCTAAGCGAGGCATCTCCATCGATACCTGCGCAAAGTTTGGATACCTTGTTGGCGAACATGAAGGTAGTACCTACCAACTCGCAAACTATTACAAAGCCGGGAAACTTGTTGCACAACACCTCCGCGATAGCCAAAAGAATTTTAAATGGCGAGGTAGTCCTGGTGGTGTAGAGCTATTCGGCCAGCATCTCTGGCGCGATGGCGGCAAGTTGGTGGTAGTCACCGAAGGTGAAATTGACTGCCTCACCGTGTCGCAGCTTCAGGGCAACAAGTGGCCGGTGGTTTCCATTCCCAACGGGGCACAGTCCGGCCGCAAGGCACTGCAGGCGAATCTTGATTGGCTGGAGCGATTCGAGACTGTCATCCTGATGTTCGACATGGATGAGCCGGGGAAGGCCGCAATGGCTGAATGCGCCCCGTTGTTCACTCCTGGCAAGTGCAAGGTGGCGTCGCTCGGGCTCAAGGACCCCAACGAACTGCTCCTGGCGGGACGCGGCAGCGAGGTTATCGATGCTATCTGGGGGGCCAAGGTATATCGGCCTGACGGCATCGTATCGATAGCTGACCTCATTCCAGAGCTGGACAAGCCTGTAGAAGTTGGCCTGTCCTGGCCATGGCCTGAACTTACCGAAGTCACCTATGGCATCCGAGAGGATGAGATGTATGCCCTGGGCGCAGGAACAGGAATGGGTAAGTCGGAAATCTGGAAGGAGGTCATGATTCATCTGACCACGGTGCATAACCAGAAGGTCGGGGGCATCTTCCTTGAGGAGTCCCCTGCCCACACTGTTCGCTGCCTCGCAGGTAAGCAGGAGTCCAAACGGTTCCATGTACCGAACTCCGGCTGGACCCAAGACGAGTTCGCGGCGGCTGTCAACAAGATGGCTGCAGAGGACAAAATTGTTCTCTACGACCATTTCGGACATACCGACTACGACACCATCAAGGCGCGTATCCGGTACATGGTGGTATCCCAAGGCTGTAAGCACATCTTCCTCGATCACGTGACCGCTCTAGCATCCGGCGAACGGGACATCGACGAGCGCAAGGAACTGGAATACATAATGACAGACCTCGCATCCCTGGTGCGGGAGTTGCACATCACCCTGTACTTCATCTCCCACCTCAATACTCCTGAAGGCAAACCCCACGAGGAAGGCGGCCGCGTGTCGATTCGCCACTTCAAAGGGTCACGCGCCATAGGTCAGTGGTCCAGCTTCATGTTCGGCCTAGAGCGTGACCAGCAAGAAGATGACGAGGAGCTGCGCCACGTATCCACCTTCCGCGTCCTGAAGGACCGCTACACCGGAGAAGCTACCGGCAAAACCATCTATCTCAAGTACGACACAGCAGCAGGACGCCTGCTCAGTGTCGCCAATCCATTTGAAGACAAAACCCAAACGGACCAAGGCGGGAAGCCTGAGTTCTAACTAAGGAAATTTTATGCACAACATTCTGAAACTCATCAAAGCAAAACTCGCTGCGCGCAATAGCGTAGACGGCATTCTGACTGGCTTTCATAAGCATCTGAAGGCGTTGGCAAAAGTGGAGGAGGAACAGCGCCGGAAGGCCAGTCACCACCAAGACCAGTTTGTGTCGCACTTGGCGGCTAGTGATGCTGCCTTTGACGAAGCCAGACGGTCCGCTGAAGTTCAGAAGAAATTTCGTGCCTTGATCGGCTGATGCGACCGGGAGTTCGATGCGATTTATTTACGATACAGAAACCAACGGACTCCTAGTAGCCCTCACGAAGATTCACTGCTTAGTCCTGCGGGATATTGATACGAACGTAGTACACCGCTTTAGCACTCGCGCAGGAAACATGGAGGTCGGTCTGCGCTTGTTGCAGCAAGCTGACCTCGCTGTCGGCCACAACTGCATCTCCTTTGACGACCCGGCAATTAAAAAGGTCTACCCCTGGTTCCACTTAGACGAGAGCAAGGTTCTCGATACGTTAGTAATGGCGCGGTTGATGTATCCCGACATGGTGGACATCGATCTGAAACTCATCAAGGCCAAGAAGCTGCCCGGCAACCTATTCAAGCGTCACTCGCTCGAAGCGTGGGGTCACCGCCTTGGCTTCAAGAAAGGCGACTACGCAAAGGAGATGAAGGCCAAGGGATTAGACCCCTGGGCTGAGTGGAACATCGACATGGAGGACTACTGCGTAGGCGATACCGAGGTGACGTTGAAGCTGTTCCAAAAGCTCACTACTCCGCGTATCTCGCCATACATCTCCAAGAAACATAAGCCACTGGCAGTTCCGCAACTGTACGCGCAACAGGCCATTGACCTCGAACACAGGGTGCAGTGGATTATCGCTAGACAGGAACGCCACGGCTTTAAGTTCGACAAGCAAGCGGCCGCCAAGCTGTACTCGTCCATAGTGGCAAAGAAGCTGGAGGTGGAACAGAAGTTGAAGCACGTGTTCAAGCCCCGCTATCTACCTAAGGATAAGGTGTTCATCCCCAAGGCCGACAACAAGCAATTCGGCTATGTGGCAGGCGCTCACTTCCAAAAGCTGGAACTCACCGAGTTCAATCCTGGCTCCCGAGATCACATCAATACGTGGTTCACCGCGATGTATGACTGGCAGCCCGATGAGTTCACGCCAGATGGAAAGCCTAAGGTCGATGAAGATGTCCTGAAGTCCCTCCCATACCCAGAAGCAAAACTGCTGAACACCTACTTGATGCTCACAAAGCGTCTGGGGCAATTGGCAGAAGGTAAGGAGGCGTGGCTGCGTCACGAGAAGGACGGCTGGATGCATGGCTCCATGAATCCTATGGGAACCATCACAGGCCGGGCGTCCCACGCGAAGCCAAACATGGGGCAGGTCCCGAAGGTTCAGAAGAATCGGTCCGGGGAAATCCTGTACGGACTTGAAGGCGGGTACGGCTACGAATGCCGGCAGTTGTTCTGCGTCCCTGAGGGCAAGGAGCTTGTTGGCATCGACCAGTCAGGTATTGAGCTGCGCAACCTAGCCCACTACATGGCGCGGTATGACGGCGGTGCATACGTCAAAGAACTGCTGCTAGGTGACATCCACACAGTAAATCAGAAGGCCGCTGGCCTGCCTACCCGAGATAACGCTAAGACGTTCATCTACGCCTTCCTCTACGGTGCAGGCGCGGAGAAGATCGGCAAGATCATCGGCAAGGGCGCAGCGGACGGCCAGCGTCTCAAGGTCCGCTTTCTCGCGGGACTACCGGCGCTGAAGAAGCTGATCGACGACGTACAGAAAGCAGCAGACAGAGGGTATCTGGTTGGCCTTGATGGTCGCCATGTTCCCATTAGATCAAAACACGCAGCACTCAACACCCTGTTGCAATCATGCGGGGCAATCCTTGCGAAACAATGGCTTGTGTTCTTCGATGAAGAAATGAGACGCGCAGAACTGGCGACACGGGTTCAACAGGTTGCTTGGGTTCACGATGAAATTCAGGCTGAGTGCGACACAGGACTAGGTGAAACAGTTGGAAAAAAAGCAGTCGAAGCAATCGAAAAGGTCGGCGTCCACTTCAATTTCCGTTGCCCCATCACAGGGGAGTACGGAGTCGGAAGGAATTGGGCAGAGACTCACTGATGTACTGCGAGAGGCGTGGACGGGCGGCATCTCGGTTCAATCGAATACCGCACGAACACAAGCAGGCGTTCTAGCAATGGCTGCATCATGCGGCCTAGTGACCTCTGAGGTGCGCCCTAGTTGGTACGGCCGCCGCTGGTACATCACCAGTCGCGGCCTGCGGGTCCTGGAGAAGATGTGATTCGCACCCTCTCAAGAATCATCAAGGACTGCCTCACCGGCCCCAATGGCAAGGACTACGACCCTGCCAGGGTGTATCTGGCGATGGCAGTCAATGTGTTCCTTGCCGCTACCCTCATCGCAGTATTCCGTTCCAACCCCTTCGATGCGCAGGCATTCGGGATTGGCTTCGGAGCTCTGCTTGCCGGTGGTGGTCTAGGTATTTCCCTGAAGTCGCATACGGAATGTAAAGAATGACAGAAGTAATCAAACAATGGGCAGGCGCTGTTCTCATGTCGCTGGCGTTGTTGGGTAGTGGGTTCTCCCTCGGGGTCACCTACTCGCAACGGCAGGCAACTACTGACGCAGTCGCTCAGGCCAATACTCAAACCACCGCTGTACTCAACGCAGTCAAGGACAACGCCATGACTGAGAAGACACAGGCAGACAAAACCACAAAGGTACTCATCGCTAATGAAAAAGCAAACACTGAAGTTAAGACTACCGGCGCTGTTATCCGCAAGTCTGTTGCTGACGCTGGTGGCCTGCGCATCCCCGCCGCCGACAATTGTAGGGGACCTACCACGACCGGCGAAGCCGCAGATGCCCCAAAAGTTAACGGAACCACTGCCGGAACCATCGCACTTCCAAAAGAGATTGAAGCAAATCTTTGGGAACTCATGGAAGAAGCCGACCTGATTACCGAACGCGCACGATCGATCGCTGCGTGGGGCGCTGAGCAGGGGTTCGCAGAGGACGCGAAGTGACCAACTACGACGACATCCTCAACTACTCCCGCATGGAATTGCTGGAATGCCACGGCCTGCTAACACAGGTAGGTGTCCCGCGACATCAAGGCGGAGAGCTGATGTCACTCAGCCAGCGACTGGAGCATTACATGAAAATCAGAGGAGCAACGACATGAGGGTTTTAGAATCCCATTACCGAGTAGTCCCTACCGTTCGGCACGGATACCGGGAGGCAGAGGCGCGTCTTTCCGTGGAAGTCAACGGGAAGCGATTACAGGCGCAGTCACACGCCCCTGCTGATATCCCTGTGCACATTGTACAGCGTGAGCTACAGCAGCAAATCCTCCAGGAAATCGGGAAGCAACTCTTCGGTTGAAGCCACGTGAAGAAACAACCCTCCTCATCGACGCAGACATAGTGGCATTCCAAGCAGCCGCAGTGTCACAACAGAAGTTCGATTGGGGAGACGGCGCAGCGTCGCTATATGTCACACCGCTGGAGGAAGTCCTGCCGAAAGTCGATGAAGTCCTGGCAGTGTTTCTAACAGACCTCAAAGCCGACAAGCTAATCATCTGCCTGTCGTGTCCGACTGAAGAGAACTACCGGCTGTCCGTGCTGCCCTCATACAAGGGCCAGCGCGATTACAGCAACAGGCCAGTGCACCTTGCCGCAATCAAGGACTACATGGAGGAAAAGTACCCCTCCTATCGTAAGCCAACACTGGAGGCAGACGACATTATGGGCATCCTCTCCACGCATCCAACGCTGGTTCCCGGCAAGAAAATCATCGTGTCAGAAGACAAGGACATGCAGACGATTCCCGGCTGGCTTTACAACCCACGCAAGGACCGAATGCCTCGCCTCATTACTTGCGAAAGTGCCGACCGCTTTCACATGTACCAGACCTTGGTGGGCGACACTGTGGATAACTACGACGGATGCCCGGGCGTGGGCGATGTGAATGCGTTGGAGATTCTAGACGAACGCGTCAAGCAAGTCCCCTACGAGCATGTGTTCTTACGTGGTCCCCGCAAGGGAAAAACAGAGACGCGCTATCGGAAGGAAACAGCCGGCACGGTTTGGGAGGCAGTAGTGTCTCATTTCGAGCGCCGAGGTCTGACCGCATTGGACGCAATAGTACAAGCACAGGTTGCACGAATTTGCCGTGCATCTGATTACGATTTCAAGAAAAAGGAAGTGAAATTGTGGATACCACAATAAATGACATGCGTACAAAGTACGAATCTCTCGACGTTTCTGCAGCAATGATTGCAATTTTCGCTGTGGTGGTCCTAGCAGCGTCAGCCGTGAAAGGGTGCGCATGAGCTCGGACAAGGATTGCAATACCTGCGCCAACCACCTACAAGGTTGCATGAATGTACCTGCGGATTGCCGTACCTGCCTTAAAGTCTCCACAATAAGGGGCGTGTACCTGCCTTTCTGGAAACCGCGTACTAGTGCAGACAAACTACCGGCGAATGGGCCAATCCCTACACACCGACAGCCGGACATGGTCAATCACCCAGCTCACTATAAAAAGGGAAGATTCGAGGTATTCCCAGTACTTTATGACTGGTTCAAAGAAGACCCCCTACTCTGGCAGGTAGGCAAATACATCGCCCGAGCCAAACACAAGGGGAAGGAAAAAGAGGATTTACAAAAAGCACAGTGGTATCTCCAGAAGCGCATAGATGAACTAAACGCCTCTGAGAACTCGTAAATCGTTACCGACTCACGCAGCCAAAATGCATACAGTATATTAAGCCGCAGCCGAAACGAAATCGCCAGTTATAGTGATTATTACACCGGGCGCAGATGGAGTCCCCCCCGTCACACGGAATGAATTTTGCCCTGTACTTTGACCGTTGAGTTGAAGCTGGAAATTCTGAAGAATGCCAAACACTGACGGCACGGCCTGGTTCCAGCACTTGATATTCAGACTACCGCTGACAACAGTTCCGCTATTGGTCACCGTCCCTGCGTACACAAACCCAGGGTCACCGCCGTTGAGAGTACCATTCTTGATTACCGCGAGTCCCTCTCCAGATGAACCCAAAGAGGATGAAAAACGAATGTGATAGATACCGTCTTGCATGGCATTCCCCTGTAACAGTTGAATTTCGAATAAGAAAATCACCTTTACAACCAT